TTCTTACAAGGAGATATTCAAAATAGAAATGGAAGAATGTATCCAATAGACACCTTAAGAAAGGAAGTTCAAAGATATAATGAATCCAATATTGTCACTGGTAGAGCTCTTGGCGAACTTGGACATCCAGATGGTCCTACTGTTAATCTTGATAGAGTTTCACATAAAATTGTTTCACTCAAAGAGAATGGAAGCAATTTCATAGGAAAAGCAAAACTCCTTAATACTCCAATGGGTAATATCGCTAAAAATCTCATTGATGAGGGAGTTAAACTTGGTGTTTCATCAAGAGGAGTTGGTTCATTGAAACCAACAAAAGAAGGATATAATGTTGTTAGCGATGACTTCATGTTATCCACTGCTGCTGATATAGTGGCAGACCCTTCTGCACCTGATGCATTTGTATCTGGAATTATGGAAGGAAAAGATTGGGTATGGGATGGTGGTGTTCTTAGAGAGCATCAAATTGCCAAAACATACAAAACAATCAATACTTTAGTTGATAAAAAACAATTAGATGAAAATAAGATTAGTCTTTTTAATGACTTTCTAAATTCATTATAAAATTGTAACTTTTTAATCTACTAAATAAGTATAGATTTAAATTTAATAAATCCTAATGTCTCGTGGTACAAAATTACAAGAAATGGAGCAATCTAAAACTGCTGTGAATGCCAACGCTGCACCTGCTGATGCAATGCCTAAAGCAAATGCATCTGGTGTCGTAGCACCAGGTAATACAGCCCAAATAGAGGATCTTGGAGGTCCTACACCCCAAAATTACAGACCAGATGATGATTCTGCTAAGTTAAAAGAACCTGGCAGCACTCTGAAACAGGTCAGTGATGTTATTACTAAAAATGCTGCAAAAGCAGATGCAATGCCATCTGGAAATGCAACACCTGGCACACTATCTCAAGGAGATGACGTGGAAATAGAAGACTCACAAGAAGTAGTTTCTGAAGATCAATCAGAGGAGACCACAGAAGAGACATCAGTTGATGAAAGTATTAACATTGAAGATGATGTTAATGCACTGTTAGGTGGAGAAGAATTATCTGAAGATTTTAAAGAGAAGGCAAAGACAATCTTTGAAGCTGCTCTTAACTCTAAGATAAAAGAAATTCAAGATACTCTTGAAATCCAGTATGAGCAAAAACTCAATGAAGAAAAGGAAGAATTAAAAGTTTCTCTACAAGAGAGAGTTGATTCCTATCTTGAGTATGTTGCTGAAGAGTGGATGACAGAGAATCAACTAGCTGTAGAGCACGGTCTTAAGACTGAAATGACTGAATCATTCCTATCTGGAATGAAGGGTCTTTTTGAAGAACATTATGTAACAATCCCTGAAGACAAATATGATGTGCTGGAAAGCATGGTAGAAAAACTAGATGATATGGAAACCAAGCTCAATGAGCAAATAGACAAGAATATTGGTTTAAACAAGAGACTCGGTGAGTCTGTTGCTTCTGGTATACTTGAGTCTGTTTCTGATGGCCTTGCTGCTACTCAGAAAGAGAAGCTCGCTTCACTTGCTGAAAGTGTAGAGTTTGAAAGTGAAGAAAAATATCGTGAAAAATTAGGAGTTCTTAAGGAATCATACTTTGCAAGAACAACTAATGAATCTGCTAAAGAAGTTGCTAAAGCACAAACTCTCTCTGAGGGTGTAGATAGTACAACTGCTCCTGTTTCATCAGGAATGGATGCTTACTTAAATGCTTTAGGTAGTTTTAAAACAAAAAAGTAGACTGAATTAATTATTAATCAAACGTAAATTTCACACAATTAGGTAAAATAGCAATGTTCCAATCAGAACAATTGCAAGAAAAGTGGGCACCGCTACTAGACTATGAAGGTCTTGATCCAATCAAAGATAATCATAGAAGAGCAGTAACCTCTGTCTTGCTAGAAAACCAAGAAAAATTTTTAAAAGAAGAACAAGCATTTTCATCAGGTATAAACTTGATGGAAGCACCAACAAACTCTGCTAACGCAGCTGGTGCACAAGGTGGATTTGGTGCAGACTCAACTGCAGCTGGTCCTACAGCAGGTTTTGATCCAGTTCTAATTTCTTTAATTAGAAGGGCAATGCCTAACTTAGTTGCTTATGATCTTGCTGGTGTTCAGCCAATGTCTGGACCAACAGGTTTGATCTTTGCAATGAGATCCAGATTCACTAACCAGAGTGGAACTGAAGCACTATTCAATGAAGCAGATACTTCATTCTCTGGTACAGATGCTGGTGATGATAACACACTAACAAATCCATTCTCAGATGTAAATGTTGGTTTAGGTACAATCACACAAGCTGGTACAAACCCATCTGCCCTTAACCCAGTTGGTACTGCAGCAACTAACACTGCACAGTATACAGTTGGTCAAGGTATGGCAACTGGTGATGCTGAATCACTTGATGGCACAGGTAATGATGCCTTCAACCAGATGGCATTCAGTATTGAGAAAGTTACTGTTACTGCTAAGTCAAGAGCACTAAAGGCAGAGTACAGTTTAGAACTAGCTCAAGACCTTAAGGCAATTCATGGATTGAATGCAGAAGCTGAATTAGCAAACATTCTTTCAACTGAAATCCTTGCTGAGATAAACAGAGAAGTTATCAGAACAATCTACATGGTTGCTGAACAAGGTGCTGTTTCAAACGTTTCCACTGCTGGTAACTTTGATTTAGACATTGACAGTAATGGTAGGTGGTCTGTTGAGAAGTTCAAAGGACTTCTATTCCAGATTGAAAGGGATGCAAATGCTATTGCACAGAGAACTCGTAGAGGAAAAGGTAACATGATCCTTTGTTCTGCTGATGTTGCTTCTGCATTAACAATGGCTGGTATCTTAGACTACACTCCTGCATTAAATACAAACTTAAATGTTGATGACACTGGTAACACATTTGCTGGTACAATCAATGGTAAGTTCAGAGTCTACATTGACCCATATTCTGCAAACCTAACTGCTGCTAACGCACAGACTAACTCAGGTAATCAGTACTATGTTGTAGGATACAAAGGCACATCACCATATGATGCTGGATTATTCTATTGCCCATATGTACCTCTACAGATGGTAAGAGCTGTTGGACCAGATAGTTTCCAACCAAAAATTGGCTTCAAGACTAGATATGGTATTGTTGCTAACCCATTTGCTGAAGGAACTACACAAGGTGTAGGTAGACTGCGCATTAACTCTAATAGATACTATAGAAGAGTTTCTGTCAAGAACCTAATGTAAATTAATACTTACATATTTTTTCAAGAGATCTCTTCTTAGAGGTCTCTTTTTTTATACCCAATTATCATGATAAAAGACTTAATTCCAGAAGATCACAAAGTACTACATCAAAAGATTAAAAAATGTAGTTATAATCTGGATCGCAAAGAATTATCTAGAACATTGATTGAGAATATGAAGCATCATGAAGGTGTAGGATTGTCTGCTAATCAGATTGGTATACCTGAAAGAGCATTTGTTATGATAAGAAATATAGAATATAATGAAATTATAGTTTGCTTTAATCCTAAAATCATAAAAACATCTAGTAAAAAATCAGTGATGGAAGAGGGATGCTTATCTTATCCAGAATTATTTTTAGATGTAGTAAGACCAAGTGAAATTGTAGTTAAATATGAAGATGAGGATAAAAAGACTCATAAATTAAATCTAGTAGGATTTTCTGCAAGAGTATTTTTGCATGAGTATGATCATATGGAAGGTATTGTCTTTACTCAAAGAAACCTAAATAGTTAAAAAAGTTGTGCAATGGCATATCGCATAGAAAAAACTAGTATAGTTGCTAATGTTGGAACTGTATATTACAAAGGTGGTAATGTATGGGATGAGGCATTTGATAACAGAAAACTTTATGCAACTGAGGCAGCTGCAAAAGCAGAACCATATATCTTTGATAGATGGGAAAGTTCTACAGTAGTTAATGAAGGATAATGAAAAGTTTTATTGATTTCTCAGAAAACTTAGAAGATAAGAAACAACAATTGATGCAGAAACAAAAAGTGATGCAACAAATGGAAAGAGAGAGGGCGTCTAGATCTAATCAGGAATTTCAACAAGATAAAGAAGATAAACAATCTAGAATAGATCAAGAAAAAGAAGAGGAGAAAAAATTAGAACAACTAAAGAAAGAGATTAAGAAAGAAATACAACAAGAATTAGAAGATGAAGAAATGGATGAAGAGTTTGGTAAGTTGACAAAGAAGCAGTCTCAAGAGTATACTGGAATGGATGATAAGGAGGAAAAGTCACTATATAAAAAAATGAAAAAGGCAGGTCACTTTAATGTCAAGAAAAATCTAACTGGGAAAACTAGTGATGAAAAAGACTTTAGTGAAGAATTGACCAAGGATGATAAACCATTTGTAAAAAAATTAGTTGGTAAATTAAGGAGTGGTTCTAAAACACATGCTAAACAAGCAGATGATTTAGAAAAAGCAATGAAAGAGGAATCAAATCCTCGTATCCCTAGAAAAAAGGG